GCTTTTTATTGTCTGTGCAATGTCGGTAGGACATTCAAAACGCACAGCTATGTTGTTCACGATTTCCACTCATTCCCCTTGACTGAATTAAGACTGCTTTACGTGCGGGGAACGCCCCGCACGATTGACCCTGCCGCAGTGGAGACTTACCGAAATAAGCGACTGCCGATCAACTGACAATGGTTTCGACTATGCAATCAATCTAACGAGCCACTCATGCCTTATGCCCGATTGAGAGTCAAAATCAGACCAAAACCCTCTCAATGAGTCCAATTATGGAGCCGGTTTTTTATTTGTCAAGTTATTTTTTCAACTTTTTTTCACGCTTGCTGGTTTCCGATACCAAAGCGCCCGATGAGTTGCGTTTAAATGAACGGTTTACAGCCGCACTCTCTACGCGCACACCATCACCGTTTGACCCGCCTCGGGATAGAGCCTTGCGGTGTGCAATATCCTTACCCTGACGAGCATCAGCAGTGCCGTTGCCATCTGCATCACTGCCTTTTTTATCCATCGCACGTCGGGCACGTTGGCGCTCCATGCGGTTAGCCAATTCACCACGAGCTTTTTGCTGTTGGTATTCTTTTTTATATGGTCGCGGTTTGTTCACGTATGGCATTGCTAGTTTCCTTTATATGAAGAACAGAATTTCTAGCGATACGTACCTCAACAATCGCTTTCTCCAATTGATCCATTGCAAGAATATAGTCTTCTTCCAGTAAAAAGTCATGTGCTTTTTTCAACGCTCTCTCAGCCATCATCAATGGATAGGCGTAATCTATTAGCTCTTGGTTTTTCATTTATCTTTCCTTATGGAACTGGCATCGTTTTACGGGACACCAACCACATAATGGTGTAGGGTTTTCTTGCCATACGCCGTTTTCATACGAAAGGCGCAGGCGCTCAAGGTGGGGATAGAAGTCACCCCAAAGTTTTTCCTCATCCTCTCTGTGGTACTCGGAGGGGAAGAAGTGTTCGTGCATAACAAACAGAAGACCTGCCTTGATATGTACGATTTCAGGGTAGTGTGAAAAGACCATTAACGCCATCAGTTGTAACTGTTTCGGGTCAGGGTACTTGCTACTGCCCGTCTTGTAGTCAACGATGAACGCAGTGTCGCCATTCAACACAACTAAGTCAGCAATACCGCGCACCCAGTAGTCGTTCCATTTGGATGGCTTGCGGTCAAACCCAAGCGCCATGCGTAGCTCGGGATGCTTGACGCCATCCATTTCTACTAGGGGTTGGAGTTGTTCGGAAAAGCGTTCGTAATCAGGCGCAAGAGGTTTACCCTCTCCGACATAATCTTCTACAGCTTTGTGTACCTCTGTTCCGTAGCGCATCTCTGCGGTAGGAAACTTGGTGTAGTTCTTCAGTACTTTGATTTCTTGATACTGCCGTGGGCAGTTTTGATAATCTTTAAGACTGGAATAAGACCATTTGACTTCGTGTGCTTCCATGACTGATTTTCACTTTGTTTGGGAAGCCCAATCATATCGTTTTTCTCTGTAGTTACCTACAGCGTAGTCTTTGATGATCTTGCCGTTAGCCTCGTCACCAACCAACATAGGCTCGACCCATGCTCGCTTTCCAGATTTATATGATCTCCAGTGACCTCGCCTCCAGTGCTGCCGAGGGGACGCGTGTGTCTCGTGAGTTGTTGAGGGAGTCTTGGGCTGTTCTTTCCCTGTAATTGAAATCAATCGAAACTCAATCAAAGGAGCTTTATTCTTGCGTAGCTTTTTCTGATTTACTTCTATGTCTCTAAGGGTAGGAACAGATATGTATGCTTCACCTGTGTGGTAAGTCATCATGTAAATTGCACGTAGTACAGAATCAGATATAACATATATCATTTCGTCATCCATCCATCCTGCTTGGCTCTGAGGGATAACAGGGTGTATACCCAAAACTTGATTGTTTTTATCCGCAGATACTTCCAATCGTATAGATGCAACATGCAGGGGAGAATTTTGATTTGCGCAAAGGAATGCACTTATTAAAATACCGTTATAGTCTTGAGACACTGTATAAAAACTAAATCTGTTCACATAACTATCGTTGAGTGCGGAAGCATCATGTAGATACCCAGCTATCACGCATATCTTCGGGAACGGTAAATTTATTTTGCCCTCTTCTATGAAAGCGTCAACCCAATCATTATTAGGAGGTTGAAAATCTTTTTCAATAATTATTTTTGGATATTTTAAAATTGCTTGACACACTTCTTCATCAACGCCCTTTTCAAAATGAGCGTCTTTACATTTCAACGTATCGTACAACTGACTAAGCAATTTTTTGATAGCGTCTTTTATTTGTGGATCGGTCTTAAAAGCTTCTCTTACTGAGGGGTACGATATTTGTTCTGATACTCTACCAAAAGATACTATTTTTAAATCTCCACTAAATCTAGCATTAACTTCTTCTTTGGTAATACTCAACCTACGTCTAGGGTCTACACGTTTGTGTATCCTCTCTAAGTTGTCATTTATAGTACTCATCAGCAGTCTCCATAAGTTGCACCGACTTTTGTTTCACATGCCACTGGCAAGTTTGTCGCCCAGTCGGGTGGGGTAGACATAACTTCATTGATGTACGCTACGGCTTCGGGTACAACGTCCTCATGTACGACGACTACTGCCGCATCATGTACTGTTAAAGCTACACGGTATCTTTCAGATATGGCGAGCATCTGCTTACCAACAACAATTCTTGCTAGAGCTTGCACCACGTTCTCTACAACAGCGCCGCCCCAAATGGAGACTTCACCCCTGCGTGAATCGTAAACAATCTGCGACTTGCCGTCTTTGTCTATACGCCTCAAGTTGTTGTAGCGTATGCGTAGACCGTTTGGCAGGATAACTCCATCGTTGTCATAGAACAAACATCTATGTTCACCAAGCGGGATTGGCTTTTTAATCTTTCCATTCATTATGGTGTTAAGCATCCTGTCAGCGTCAGCCCACAACTCAGGTATCTTGTAATTTTTGTCCCGATAAATATTTACAATGATTTTGCATTCTTCTTCGGTGAGCTTCACGCTTACTGGTTGGGATGTAGACAATGTATGTTGTAGCTTAAAAGCTCCTGTTCCATAGCCCAATCCTAAAATACATGTCTTACCCACGAATCGTTCCGTTGCGTCGGCTTTGGTAATTGTCCTGTTGTATACGGATGAGGAAAATATAGAGTACACATCTTCGCCATCAGCAAACTGCTTGACAACATCTTCCTGCCCTGCCAACCACGCAAGCACCCTAGCCTCAATCTGCGATGAGTCAGAGTTAATCACCATGTAACCTTCGGGTGGCACGATGGCTTTCTTCAGAGCTTTCTTCTTAGCATCCCTGCTCGGCAAGTTTTGAAAGTTCACTTTGTCTGTGCCTGACCAACGCCCAGTGTGTGCGCCGTAATATTTCAACGGGATGGGTAGTCTGCCTTTGTTCCGCAGTCCTATGCCCATGAATCGCTCAAGTCGATTGGCTTCAAGTGTTGACTTCGTACCCAGACGCACAGCGCACAAGTGTTGAATAAAAGTATCTTCACTCTCAGTCAGTGCGATGAACGCTTCATCTTTTTTGGCAAGAGCTGGCACTTGCTTCTTTTGCCTCTCACTCATCTTCATCGGTACAGGCACACCAAACTTCTCCAGTACCTTTGCAAACTTGGGATTACTTGACAACTTCTCACGTACCTCTTCCTCTGTGGCGCACTCAAGGTCAATCATCAGTGAAGCAAGCAACTCAGACTTCTCTTTCGCCAAGTCATCAAATCGTTCTTTCAGGGTATCCTGATTCACATACAACATTGGGTCGGTAAACATGCGCAACGTCATGTCTATTAACTTCAACTCGTCAGGGTCAAAGCTAGGCATCATCATCAAGAATAACTTGTATGTCAGGCGAACATCGTTTCTGCAATACTCACCGTACAACGCAAGCTCTTCTTCTGTAAAGTCTAGGCGTGTCTTGTTGATTGCTTTGACAACTTCATCGCCCTTCTCCCCAATCTCATAACGCTTTGCGAGTGCGGCGAGTGAACCCCCAGCATCCACGCCATGTATCGCTCTCGCCATTGACAATGTATCCAACAATGCCATCGGCTTGATATTGAAAATCCAACTTAGGATAGCGCCATCGAACAGCGTGTTGTGCGCCAAGACAGCACTACCCTTCCAGTTAAATTGTTTTAGAGATTTGCGTAGCTGTTCACGCGTCCCTGAAAACCAAACTGGGTCTCCAGCATCCACTTGAACACTTACACCTATGACCTCAAACCTAGGGTCTCGCACGTACTCTTCAGTCGTCTGCTTTTTAAACCCTAGGTCTGTGTCGGTGTAGTAAGTCTCAAAGTCAATTGTTATTAGGGACATTGTTTGATATTTCTCTTTGTAGATACCAAATAGCTTTCGCCAAGTCTTGTGCCTTGCTTCCTTTATGGTCTGCTCGGGTGATGTACTTTATTGCGTTGCCCAAGTTGTAGTTCAACTTCTTAGCTTCAATAAAGTCTATTGTCTCAATGCCTCCTACTTTGTAGTGCGATGGCTGATGCACTGGGTCATGCGCCTTGTCAATGTCAACTCCAAAATGTTTTTCTACAATATTGGACAATTTAATCATCGGGGTTAACGCAGTTTGTGGCAGTTCTTTCTTCTTCAAGAGCTTCTTGCCTACCTTACGCATGTTGTGACGAATCACATATACATTTTGTTTTGTTGTGTTAAATTTAATTGCAATGTCCTCTGCTTTCGCTTCAGGGTTAACTGAAATGTAATTACGGATTCTTGATGCAGTTGATATCTTGTTTGCCATTTGCTTCTCTCCAGTTGTTTAAAAATTGTTTATCTCTACTATCCTGTAAAAGTTTTCTAATCCATTTACTACCTCCTAGTTTCATATATTCTTCATACTCACTTTGCGTTACGCGGATACCAACGGTCTTGCCGCTTTTGGTTAACTCAGATTTTTGTCTCGGCATCTTTTCTCATCCCAACTATTGCGTCTTGAAAACGATACTCACAACTGTGTTGGTCGCCAGCCGACTTAGTTACGAATACCAACTTACACTCAGTGCAGTACCACGCCGTGCCTTGTGCAACAACAGTTGTCTTGTCTCGGTGTATCCCCTTGGTGTTACCAAAGAATGTGCGTATCTTCTCAAGCATTGTTCTTCTCCTTATTTATAGACAGGCACAACTTCGCCGCCAAAGTCTTTTTGCACATCCCTAGCCTCGCTCTCAAACCAAAAAAACTTGGGTTCGTGCTTGTCTTTTGTCCAAACATATCCGTATAACTTCATGTGTTCTTCTTCCTTAAAAGTAGTTCAAGAGTTTTTGCAAACTGCTTTTGCTCTACAGGCATAATGTCTTTTTTGCGAATTTTTATGATGACTCCATAGAT